CTACTCTCTCATCACGGGGGTCGTCAGTCTTCCGCTAGATTGGGATCACACACGATCTCGTCGTAGTCTAGCCCAATAACGTGATGACCTTTCTCCGGCTAAGAAGCCTGGCTGAATTCCCCGTGGAAACCGCGATCTTGCGGAGGATGTCCGTCATATAGGGGGAGTGGCCATATAGGAGTTGGTAAGCTTCAAGTTCTTCCGGGAGATTGTTGGTGTACTTCAGCTTAAACATGTGTTTGGCTATATAACTGGGGAAAACCCCAGTTGGCGCAAACCTAAAGCCGGCAAACTCCACTTCTCCTTCTGTCACTTTTAGCTTAACTCCTAATTTGGACATAGTGGCCACATACGTATCAAGGTCTTCCATACGTGGTTGGATAGTGTCATCCCCTAGACACTTAGGCCATGGAGAGAGATCTTTTCCGTTTTGGAGGTTCGTCACAGCATGCAGCAAAAGCTGAGCTATTGAGTTGAAGGCTATTGTCATGAAACAACCGCTCTTCATTATACCTCTTCCTCTTTGTTCCGCTACAGTTGAGTCCAAAAACTCAAACTTGGCTTTTTCAAAGAGCAACCTAAAACGTACTCGGATCAATTCTTTGGCCTCGCTCGGAAGATATTCACCGAGCTCCAGCACGACACGCTCAATGGAGTCAGTTATCCAGGGTTGCATGGTCCAATCCCAAGAACTCTTATCGACGCAGACCACATTGTTCTTGTTGTAGTCTATCAGCCTCCAACCACCATTTAAGGGGGTCCAGCCGATCATTATGGGCGTTTGCCCAAAATTCTCCATGATCTTACGATGGAGCCATCCGAAGATGATTCTATCAACCATGGCGTCAATAAGTGAAACTGCAGAAATCAGCCGAAGCCTACCGTCTATTAGTTTCTGTGTCTTGTGTGGTTCCAATTTGATGAAAACTTTAAGGTTGTCTGCGTAATCATCACCAGAGAGTAACTGCTCACAACGCTGTTTCACGAGCTCGTCGAACTCCTCTAACTTGCCAGGGTCATATTGTTGAGTCAGCGGATTCCACCCCAAGGCATCGCCTATGCAGGGGTAGGAGGAGTAGTATCCTTTACCAGTTGAACTACGAGGTTCAAGAGATTTAAGACCTTCTCGGAATCCTTGTTGCCTAAAAGTTTCGAAATCTGTTCGGCAGGGCTCTGACTTGTAGACTCGGAGGAGGTGCGAGACCTCGTCTTCTGCTGTAAGTTGAGTGGGCTCTTCGGGCGCGGTTGTCTGTGAGCATGCTTCTTCATAGATTTTGCAGTGGAGGTGGAAGGATCTTTTTGCACTGCAGGGGTCGTTACAGGGCCAGCCGTAGTCGGGGTCATGAGTGGGGCCGATGCCTGTGTAGGTTTCGGAGTACTGCTTTGACTGGGAGCATGCTCTGGAGTACGGAGATGGCTGGACCCAGGGACCTGTACAGGTGCACTGGGTCGGCTCTGGCATAAAAAAGTAGACAGTTTCCTGTCTACTTCCCGCTGTACCACGCTCTCTAAACGTTCTCTCTCGGGATCTCTAGGCAAGGCTGATTCCTGTCGGGTGCAAGCGGCATCCTCGCCGAGCTCAAATCTTCGGCACTCTTCGTGGTAATCCACGAGCTTGCTTACTTGCTCGGAGTCCAAGAAGAAGAATTGGTTGCCCACCTTGACACGGTATTCATCGGGATCGAACGGACTCTGCTCATATCTGAGTTTTTGCCCCATTCTGATCGCGCGCAACACAACATCCTCTGAACTTTCTTGCTTTACACCAGCGTTCCGGACTAGGAGGGCTTTGATATAACCAGCATCATAACCCACGTTGCCTTCGGGGTTGGAGCCTAAGTGCAATCCAAGAATCATTCTGTTAACGGAATAAGCAGCTCCGGAGAATCCGGGAACCGTAGTTCCGTTATAAAGAACGTAACCCAGTTTTGCAGATGGTTTCAAAAAGCCTAGACTCGAAGTCTTCGGTCCGCATACTTTGACATAATAGCCATCTTGAGGCAAACTTTGCAGTTTCGCCTGCTTGATCCCGAGACGTGTTCTCATATTGTCAGTAATCGTTAAGACAGCGAGGTCTGTATCGATACTTTCCCAAGTTGAGGTTTCGGTTGTTATGAAACCTTCCTTGGTACGCAACATGACTTTTCCATCAGTGGCGGCTTCAAGATTGTGGGTCGCTGTAAAGAATTTAAAATCCGCGCAGAAACCACGGCCTATCACATTCTCCCCGTTTGCGGTGCAAACATCGAACTCAAAGTCCTCAGTTTTTGCCGAAGTAAGGATAGAAGAAGGAATCGCCTTCTCCTGGTAGTAATAGTCCCCATCAGCCGCCTTGACCAAACTCAACTTTTTCTTAAAGAAGAGTGTGCTATGCAAGCAACTACTCAGGTTGTAGAAAATGAACAGCGAGTAACAGAGGAGGAAGTAGCGCCAACTATAGGCCCTATCTCTGAGCTCTAACAACAGAGCTCTGAAGAGAATCCACTCCAAATCGTCGTACATAATCTTTGCCATTTCGTAAACATAGCAGAAAGTAAACATTGCCATTATGAAAGCCACATGTCGGTTTAGGAGGTAACAGAAAAGGGTCACTAGAAGAGGGGTTTTCTTCTCTTCGACGATCTTGATTTCCATTGCTGGTTCTTTTCTGTTTTCTATGAAGGAAAAAGAATAAAATAACTGAAAGAACGAGGAAAGCTTGTAGTTCTC